ACGGTTCGGTTGAGGGCGATGATTGCCGGATTGGTCGCGAGGGTCAGATCGTCTGTGTTCGCAGCGATCCCTACGTCAAAGGTGACCGCCGCTGGCTGTGTGGTGAGCGCGAGGCTGACTATCGTTGCCTGCACCTCGATAGCCTGAGCCAGACTGGCCCGGTAGGTTTCGAGGACGAGGACAGCGGTCTCCGCAGCGACGTTTATATCTCGCGTGAGTGTGGCCGCATGGGTGGTCAGCGTCAGGGCGGCAGTCGTGGCCGTGATTTCTGTCGCGCCAGATGTTTCGACGGTCGCAGCCTGCGCAGCTAGGACAAGCTCAGCAGTGCCCGCATCTACGTTCGCATCAAGTGATACGGAGGCCGCGCGCTCCGCTAAGGTCAGGCTGGCAGTCCCGGCGGCAATGTTCACACCGAGCGAGATAGAGGCAGCCTGCTCGGCAACCACCAGCGCGGCAGTCCCTGCCCCTACGTTCACATCGCTAGAAACCGATGCAGCCTGCGGGGCCAGTGTCAGGGCAGCATTCGCAGCCGCGATTTCCGTGTTTTCGCTCAGGCTGACAGGGAACGTGGCCAGCGTCAGGGCTGCTGTTCCTGCGGCGACATTCGCGTCAAAAGAAACGGCTGCGGTAGGGGCTGCTAGAGTGAGCGCGGCGGTGCTTGCCCCAACGTTCACATCGCTGGTTATGGTTGCCGCCTGCTCAGCCAGAACGAGCGCCGCTGTGGTTGCGGCCACGTTTACGTCACGGGATATGGTCGCTGCATGGGTTGTCAGCGTTAGGGCAACTGTTGTGGCCGAGACATTCACGTCGAGCGAAACGGTCGCCGCCTGCGGATCAATTACAAGCGCAGCTGTGGTCGCTGTTACGCTGACATCTGTACCAGTTGCCCTGTATTCTGCCAGAAAGGCAAGGAACGACATTCAGCTACCCCGCAGCCATAAGGAGCACGCCTAAACCGGCATCCTTGGTGACATCTGGAACCGAGTACCTGATGCTGATGCGGTCTCCTGTAGAAACAGCGATTGGGAATAACTCGGATCGGAACTGGAATGGTGTATAGTCGCCGTTAATTGTCCCTTCAAAAACTATATTTTCGAGAACGGCAATTTCAGCGCCAGACGCACCTATGGCAACGTCCACTGTATAGAAAATACCGCCACTGACCCCCACGTAAATACCCGAAAGGGCCACTCCGAAATATGAATAATCTTCCCCCACACTATCGCCGTTTAATACATTGTAGGATACATTTGCTCCCGCCAGAGAGACCTCTTCCCATGCTGTTTTCACATCGTTCGTAGTTGCTGCCGTAGTAAAAAACCCGTCATCATACGCGCCGGAACTGCCGAACAGCCAAGGCCCGGTGTGAAATTTAGTCACGCTAGGGTCCGCAGCTACATTTGCAGATGGTACGGGGAGGATAGTCATTTCAGAATTGTTTGTTGTGTTCCACTGGGATGCACCAGATATACGAGACCCAGCCGCAATAGGGACGGGAACGAACATGCCTTCAGGGGGCACAACAGCGAACGTGACCTCAGAGCCTGCCGCACCAACCGCCAACATGAAAACATGACAATCGCTTTCAGGCTGGCCTAAAACATAGAACCCAGCATAATCCTCGCTGGTTGAAGCGATGAGCTCAGTCCATATTCCTGGGTTTCTCAGTCCATCTTCGTCTCGAAAGTTGTTACCTAACACTGCGTGGAATCCGGTAATAGTTGACATCAGGCACCCCCAATCTCAGCAGCGCGTTCGGGTGTGAGTAGCCCTTGAACCTGTAGATACGCGAGGCCCTGCACGACCATTGGGTCATCCATCAGCACCGACCCCGCCACGCGTACCATATCCAAGAAGTCATCCAGGACAGGATCACCAGCTGTTCGGATCGCAACGCGCTCCTGAACCGTGAATAGCCGCATGAACTCAAGCGGGGAGATGGGTTTCCGGGGAACCACCCTCTCAACATCGAAATCCAGCGTTTCGGGATTCCACTGAAGGTCTGTCGGCCGTACTTTGAACTCCTTTACCGAGAGACCTTTAGGCATAGGATCAGCTATCACAGACCCAGAGGATCGCAGTCGGCCCGTCTCAGTCTCATATACTGCATACCACATTCAATAGTCCTCCCATGGGGCTTGCCATTCCGCTGGCACGGACAGGCTGTAGCCCATGCCAGCGTGATTGATTATTTCGATAGGCCAATCGGTTGTTTCAAGCGCCCGGCGGAGACGCTTGATGTTGCTCGCAATGGATTGCTCATTCAGATAACTGCCCGAGATAAATTCGATCTGCTGAGCGATGAAACCGTAGGCCAGAACACGCGGGCGTGCCGACCAAAGAATGTCCAGCATGTGGCATGACCGACGATCCGCCGCTGGCAGGGCATCTTTGATCAGCGCGTATTTCTCCTGCGCGGCAGCGACGTTTAATTCCACCACTTCCAGCAGATACTTGACCTTCATCGCGTCTTCCATCTCTTGGATGAACTCACGATGATACGCCGCCTCAGCCCGGATAGCATCACCTGGCTGGGTGAAGTTTGTAGAGGTGAAAGTATCGATCGTTCGCTGGTCCTCGTCATTCACAAGAATGATGCGAGAAAACCGTTCAGTTTTTGGATCGACCATGACCTCAAGCGTCTGGCCCCCATCGGCGACACGGGTGACGCGCACCCCATCACCGACAGGGCTGCCGTTGCTTTCATATGCGACACGCGCCATTTTAATATCCCGCCTTATGTGATTGTGAAAATGCCGGTTGAGGCCCATGTGACGGTCAGCGAACCCGCAGTCATGTCAACAGTGCCGAGTTCAACAAAGCCAATGGCCGGAGCGCCAACCTGAGTGGCGTTGTAGATCAGACCCCACGTTGCGTCCACGCCGTTCAAAGCGTCCTGCGCCCACGTCGGGTTCGTCGCGCTGTCAAAGGTCATAACACCAGCGGCCTCAGTAACGGCCGTGCCGAGAGTGCCGATTGAGGTTCCGCCAGCGGTGTAGGTGCCTGCGGTCTCGACCTCGGTGTAGTCGGCCAGCGCCGGGGTAGCGTCTGCCGCTGTGGGCGCTGTCGTTGGGTCCAGAATAGCGACCTTGATGTCGTCAGCAGGTTCCCACCCGCCGTCGATCAGGTATGCTTTTGCTTCGTCGAAAATTGTTACATCGCCTGTGGCCATGGTCGTTACTCCAGTTTGGGTTGAGTTGTCAGCGCATCAGCGCTGCTGAAACGTCATAGGGCAGCGGCAGTTGATGGTATTCCCTGCGGAGCCGACTGGGTCGCCGGGAAACATCAGTGCCTCGAAGCTGCCAGCACCATACGGCACTTTGAACGGAATGTCAAGAGGAGATTTGACCCCCTGCATCGCTCGGTGGCTGAACAGCGAGCCGGTCAGGCGGCTCCGCACCCGTTCGTCGCCTGCCGTGTTCCAGACCTTATCCAGCAGTTGCCCGCTCCGCAACGCGTTATTGAACGCCCCGAATTGCGACGCCGAGTGTATCTCGGTTTCCGCGATAACCTTCGCCCGAGTCCGCGCGATCTGCGGTATCCGGTTAATTACCTGTTTCGCGATGTCAAGACGAGAAAGCCCGGAGCGTTGCCCGTTAATCACGACCGAGTGGAGCTGATTAACAGTTGTCTGCACGATCTGCTTGGTTTTCTTCGCACCGTACCGCTGAACGTAGGTGGTCAGCGTGCGCACGTCGAGGTTGTTTGCTTTCGTGGTCAGCTCGGGCTGGAACTCGATCCCGAGCACAATCGCGGAGAGCCAGTACTCGTTCAGGACCGCGAAAATATCCCCGGCGATCTGTGCGCTGGGCTGAACGTACTGCCCGGTAGCGCCGAACGCGTTGATTGCTGTGTCCATGTAGGCGCCGAGCAGGTTCTCGATCCCGTCGGACAGCGGCCCGATGAGTTCGTCTTCCGCCGCGTGAAACTGCTCAAAGCCTTCCATAGGCGAGCTCCTTGAGGACAGCCTCGGCCCCGTCGTCAGGTTTGCCGGGGTTATTCGCCCTGTCGCCCTCGTGGCCCCGGCGACTGGATCGGAGGTCCGCCATAAGCATATCGCCGATCGGAGCGGGGAGCGGGGGGAAGCCTTTGAGCTCTCGGGCCTCGTTGACTGTGATCTCGTCAGCGGTATCGACCAGTTCCCACTGCTCGCGACGTTTTTCAGCAATTGCTTCGATCGAGTCGTAGTCAGGGCGGATCGTGACGCCGCTGAAGAAGTCGGACAGCCAAGTGTTGAGTTCCTCGGCGAACATATCCGCGAGCGGGATAACCGTGTCCTCGAAGAAACCGAGCCGGGCCTCTTTGTAGTTGGCGAAGGTGTTGTCGCCGGGGATATTGAGGAGAAGGGGAGGGACACCGAACGCCAGCGAGATGTCGCGGGCAGCGCTGTCCTTGAGCTCAATGATAATCATGTCCTCGGGCGAGAGGCTCATGGTCTGCCACTGCATCCCGCCCTCGAGCAGCATCGGGCGACCTGCGTTGCGCGCGCCGGTGTAGTTTTCCTCGACCTCATTCTTCAGGCGGTTGAACTGCTCATCGGACAGGGTTGTTTCCTTGTCAACGGTCAGCGCGCCGCTGGGCATGGCGCTGTTCTGCAGCAGGGCCTGAAGCCATGCCATTGCCTCGTTGTGCTGGTCGATGGCGTAGGCTGCGGCCTTCATCGGGCTGGACCCGTACCAATCGTCGGTAGGGTTGAACATTTTCATGTGCCGCACGTCGCTGTCGCCGGTGACTGTGTCTACAGTGAAGCGGACCTTATTCTGCCCGGTCTTGTAAACATACGCCGAGGGAACGCCGCCGGAACTGGCCTCGATGGTGAACCGATCCGGACGCAGTGTCCAGAGTTCAATCGGGCGCGTCCCGCTGAGAATACGCTCGTCGTAGCCGTTGCCCGAGATCAGGAAATAGGCCACTTTAGCCCGCCACCATTCTTTGCCGGACTGGAGTGTGTTCGGGCGATTTATGAGGTCCAGGAACGGGTGACGCTCAAGCCGGGTTCCGTTCTTATCGAAGGCTGCCCATTTCATCGAGCCGATCGAGTTGGCAACGCGGCTGATCGCCTGATACGCCACGACGTTGACCGCGAATCCCTCTTTGCAAAAGGCCTCGTAGTTATGCGCGGTCCAGACTGCCTTGGGCAGGCCCTGAATGTGGGTCTCGAGGGCGCGCGAGGC